ATCCAGCCGAGGGTGGAGGGGTAGACCCCATGAACTCTACGTCGGTGTATTGACGACCGGGGGGTGCAGGAGGTGGGTTGTATGGGGCAATGCCGCCACCTGTTTCTTTATTAGTGGGGTCAGTATTTCCCCCAGTAAGGATGTTGGCGGGTGCTGTGCCCTTTAAGTTGGCAATCGCACCAATCGGGCCACCCACTCCGAAGCCAGCGGCAAAGGAGTTAATCAGCCGGTTTACATTCTCAGGGTCAGAGAAGTCCTGTCCAGATAAACCAAGGAGCAATCCTTCTTGCACAAGTTCTGTAGTACCTTCAGCAGTGCCACCAACTGCGCCACCAACTGCCGCACGACCAGCATAGCCAGCACCGCGTTGTAAGCGTGTAGCACCGGGAGCCATGCCCAAGGTTGAACCAATACCTTTGCTGCCGCCAAGCACTCGTCTGGCAAGCAGGAACTCTGGCAATGTCTCCATCGCAGCGTAGGGGAAAGCACCCATCAAAGCAGTTATACGAGCACCCATATCATCTGCGCCAGCACCTTGGTCACGTTGCTCACCATAGATGTCAGCAGCGCCAGTTGCGTAGTTCTGTGCCAATGAAGCAGTCGCTGCACCAAGAACACCAGCGGCATTACTCAGGACTTTGAGTTCTTCTTTGGTAGCTTGACCTGCTGCGTACTTCTTTGCCGCAGCAAGAATGGCTTGCTTGGCTTCTGCTTTACCAGCCAAAGCTGCAAGTGCACCGGGGACACTACCAAGAGGGCCAGCGGCAGCAGAACCACCAACGAAACCTGCGGCAGCAGTGACTACTGACTCTACTATGTTTGGCCCTTGCTGGGCAAGGTTAGCTACAAACCAGTCAAGAACACCACGGCTCTGACCATATGGCTTGGAGCCAATGTCCGTGAACTGACGTTGGAACGGTAGGGTTTTCCCTATATCTTCCTGTTGCTGCTCGACAATAGACCCACCAAGTTTCTCAGCGCCGCCTAACTGTAGTGCCCGACCAGCGAGCATCTGCATGTTGTCGATACCAATGCCAAAGTTCTTGGACGCTAGACGACCCATGCTGGGATTTTTAATTGAGTTAAGGAACTGACCGTAAGCTTGCTCGTCAAGTGAAACCCAGTCGCCGCCTCGGGGTAAACCCGTACCGGGGTTTTGTAGGTAGGACTCAGACTGCAAAGCAGTAGCTGCATCGTCAGCGTCAAAGGTTATACCGTTAACAAACAACTGTTTAGATGAAGGACTGAACGCAATAGACGGGGGTTGCCGCATCTCCGGCATGGTGAACTGGCTTTGCTTAACTAAAGCCTGCCCCATAACAGCCATATCAGCAGCAGACGGAGCAAGACCACCCATCCCAATATCTGACGTTGGGCTGTATGGCACATATGGGTTTGGTTCTTCACCTACACCCATGCGTTCAAGCATGGGGTTTGCAAAGGAGAGTCCTGCTGTTGCCATTAAATTACCTCACTGTGCATTGAGTCTTTGTTGCGTCGGAATAGGCAAGCCGCTAATTAACTGTGCGGCATTTGATTTTATCTCAATGTTGTCTATTTTTACTGTTGTACCCGTTGGGTTATACACGTACGGCGCACTATTAGGGGGTTTTATGATAAGAGTGCCGTCTCCGGCTCCTGTAGGCTTAATGTCCCAGTCGAAGTTAGCCTTTGCCCATTCCAAAGCTAATGCACCATTATTTTTTGTCCGCTCAACTGTAATTTCTCTAATCATCTTAGCCAACTCAGAAGCATTACCTTCCTGAATCTTGTACATAGACTTGTACCGTTCTTGCGTCATAAACTTGGTCATCTCTGCACCCGCAGCAGCTTGTTGCTGACGGTAAGTTTGATCAAACGCCAGTCGTGCACTGTTACTTAGTTCAAACGGGGTAACACCTTCTTTGGTTTTCTTACCGTTGACCATAATGTTAAACGTACCGTCTGAGCGAGGCTGGATACCAATAGGCACACCTGCGTACTGTGACCACACAGAGGCAAGGCGACGCGGATCATTAGTAAGAGCAAGCTCTTGGAGTCCTTGCATACCCTCAAGATACACACGCCCTTGCGTAACTTTTAGCTGTTCGTTGCTGACACCTTGTCTAAGTTTAAGTAGTTGAATATCGTAATTGTTTATCGCATCGCGCATTCGCATGGCAGTATCAATGCCAGCGGTTGTCCCACTTTGCATATACATTTGTGCAAGACGAGCCGTCTCGTTACGCTGCTGGGTTACAAGGTTTGCTTCCTCTTGAGCCTGTGATGCTACTTGTTGGTACGCTCGTGATAACTGCTGATACTCATACGGGATAGACTGTGGGTTACCAAGGTAAAAGTCTGCGTCCGTGCGTACCACAGTTGCGGTGGCAGGAGCAGCGGCAGGAGCAGCGGCAGGAGCAGCGGCAGGAGCAGCGGCAGGAGCAGCGGCAGGAGCAGGTGGATTTTTATTAAGCGCCAACGGGTCTGCTTGTAGTGCTGCAATCTGTGCCTCTGTCATATTACCGCCGGGGCGTACTGCCGTAGCAGGTGGATTTTTATTAAGCGCCAACGGGTCTGCTTGTAGTGCTGCAATCTGTGCCTCTGTCATATTACCGCCGGGGCGTACTGCCGTAGCAGGAGGAGGAGCAGCTTGTGCTGACGATACTAGTCCAGACAAAATAATGTCAATTGGGCCAGCCATTGCGGCTTTGCCTTTTTCACTAGACGCACCCTTGTATCGCTGGAGAGCTAACTCGTAGTTACCACCAGCTTGTTTTAGCATCGCTGCAAATATCTGCGCTCCAGCAGGGATAGCAATATTGGGATCAAGTCTTTGTTCACGACTTAGACCGTGCGAACTAGCAATCTGCGCAATGCCCAGACCAAACTTCTCGCCACGTGGGGAGACTGCTGTTGGGTTAAACGATGACTCAGTGCCAAGCAACCGCTTAAACACTACAGGATCAATGCCGTACTGAATTGCACTTTGTTGGATGAGTGCATCGTATGGCGTGACCTTGTTGTCATAGGACAGCGCAGCTTTGCTGGGTTTAGTAGGTGCAGCTTGACTTTCTTTTGTCTGTTTTCCTTGTACTCGTTTAATTGTTTTAGCGTCTTGTTCTTTGAGTTGCTCAAGGAGTTGTTTCTCAGTCAATGGTTGGTTTGCATTTTCGGCTCTACGAAGGCGATCATAAAATGGCGTAATTGACTCTGCACCGGGGATCGTGACACTTGTAACATCAGGATCGTAAAAACCAGCGGCTCGCCCTACACGGGCAAAGTCAACAGCGTTCAATCCTTTTTCTAGTAGGGCAGCGGAGCCGGTATAGGGCAGCGCCATAACATCAAACAAAGCAGCAGGCGGTTTTGCAACATTTGCATCAAGTCGTATAAGTGCGCGGCGGTCGTTTTCATCTTGGAGACGACGTAGCCGTTGCGCTGGAGTTAACGATTGAAATTCATACTGCGACATTGCGCTTGTCGGTCTATTAGCAGCTTGTTGGTTAAGCCTTGCCCATTCCTCAGGACTCATGCGACGCATAGGTAAACCATCATTTGCAGCAGGGGCAGCAGAAACAGATACAGCAGGTGCGGGTGCAGGTGCAGCGGCAGGAGGAGGTAAAACATCCACTGACAATCGGTCTGATTGACTAAATGGAGCAGAGTCTAAAGTTGTTTGAAACTGAGGGGCAGATATTTGGGGTCTTTGTCTAGCAGCATCTTGTGCCATCTTGGCTTTGAATGCAGCGAAGCGATTCTGCTCCTCAATTTTTAATTGATTCTCTTGTGCTACACGTTCGGATTCTTCAGCCGCTCGCATACTGGTCGCAGTTGCACCTGCGTTACTGAGGAATTGTCCTAAGTTCATAGTATTTCCTTGTTAAGCTTTTGCTTTGGATGTACCTACAAATGAACCAAACAAATCTCCAATGCCTTGTGCTCTCTCTCTTGAACGTCTATCAGCAGCAGCATATTGGCTAGCTATGTTTTGATACTCGCTGCCGTATCCAGTTTGGTAGCTTGGCATAGCCGTCAAACCAGCTTGCAGAGTCTGTGTACGACCCGCAACCCCGGCTCCATACCCCTGATCGTAAGCAGTACCCGCGTCTCGACCTGTCGCCAAATCAAAACGACGTTCTTCAGATGCGCGACGACTGCCCTCAAGACCACGCAAGCCTGCCCGTTTAGCTTTAGCACCAGCAACTTGGGCTTTTCTAGCACGTTGCAAACCGAAATACTCGGGATTAAAATACTCAGAATCACCGATAAGGTCTTGTGCTGCCTGTAGTTTCTGGTCAAACAAAGCCTTGTTGCTTACCTGCAATGCACGTAACTCATTAGTCTGTGCTTCGATTAATTTCTTCTCTTGGTCAGACATGCCGTCGCCTGCAAAATAAGAACCCGCAAGAGCACCAGCAGCGCGAAGCGTCACATCAGCCAATGCCTTAGGGTCAGTAAATTTTGCTTTAAGCTCGCCCGGAACTGATGCAAGAGCATCAGAAAAAGACATTGGAACTACTGTACTTGCACCAACAACTGTAGCGTTGGAAGGTACAGGTGGCCCCATCGGCCCATCACCACCAAATGTTGGTGCTGCTCCCGCTGCTTGTTGTGCGTTTACGTTAGTGTAACCAGACGCATTAGTGGCAGAAGCTCCATCGAACGCAGCAGTAGAAGTATTAGATGGCGCATTAAATCCTGCTGCTTGTTGCGCGTTTACGTTAGCGTAATCAGAACTAACAGGATCGAACACAGCAGTAGAAGTATCTAATCCTGCTGCTCTTAGCGCGTCTGGGTTAGTGTAACTAGACATATTGGTGGCAGCGGCGGTGGCAGTAGCATAGTCCGGAGCAGGAACAACCTGCCCTGCTGCGTTTACATCATAGACAGGTGCTGGCCCCGTAAGTGGTACCGTAGGGGTGTAGTTGTATCCAGCTATACCTCCTCCTATACCCCCCATGATTGCTCCTCGTTCAACATCGCCCCCTGTGGCAGCAGCAGTTGCAGCGCCTAGACCAGCGCCAACAAGTGCGGAACCAGCCGTTGCACCAATAGCACCGGACAGGCCAATAGAAGCAGCAATCGTCGGGGCAACAAACGGAATTGCAATTACAGCAGCAACACTAACAATTTTTGCAATGGCACCGCCACCACCACCACCTTGGGGTTTAATGCCTATCGCCCGGACAAGTGCAGTACGTTGGAAAGGTGAAAGATCTCCACCAAAAGCCGATTCTGGTAAATCAGGAATACCCATTAGCGCCATAGAGCGGTCATTAAAGCGCTTTGGCATACGAGCTACATGATTCATTTTGTGTTCTCCGTTAAATTGAGCCGCATATGCGTGTACACATGCTTAAATCCATATCTTGAAATTACCCGCTCCATTGCTGGGGACACCCATCCCTCAATAGCTCGGACACCGTTCATATACGCCCATCCGCATAGGCTTTTCCAATACTTCTCATAGAGCGCATCAAGTTCCTCGCCGCCAAGTGCCAGTATATTCATAGCAGGCAAACGTGGGTAGTTGATAATCTCAAGAACTAAAGCCAGCTTTACAGCTGGCACGATTCCTTTGTCGCACTTGACAATAAACACATACATTTTTTGCTGTAGTGCCAGTGCGTAAACATCATCCACCGTAAGTTCCCCATGCATTGATCTTTTAATACACTTCTCAATAAGCGGCTTAGCCGCAGACCAGTACTTGTCAAATTGCTCTTTTGTAGAGAGCAATAGCGCATCAAACTCGTCAAGAGGAATTGGATCAAATCCCGGTGGGTGTGCCATTAGGTTTCCTTGTACTTCTCGACAAGCGTGTCAAAAAACTCTTTACCCTTCATCTCGACTACACGTTTGGGTATGACGTATTCTCCCTCATGTGCGTTGATTAGTACAGAGCCATCAGGTTTTCTTGAGTCCGGGGTCATACCACCCCGTGCCATTGACGGAATAGCACCGCTAGAAACTTGAGCCGCCGAGACTGACGGGCCACCTGCCATTGCGGGGCTACCGCCCTGCATCATGTTTTGCCCACCCAAGTCGCTCTGTGCAGCACGTGCAGCCAACAAGAGAACAAAGATAAGCCCCTGATCATATTGCGGTGGCAAGTCTTGCTCTGTAGTGATGCCTTGCTGTATAGCAAAGTTGCGAACGTAGGGATACATCTCTGGATTTTGCGCAGCAACAGTTGCTAATTGGACAATAGTGTTAAGTTCTTGTTGTGTCAATGCTCCACTCTGAAGCTCTTGCATAATGACTTGTCGAATCTGAGCCATCTCCTGTGGGCGTTGCGTAGCAAACTGATTGATTTGCATCTCCAACATTTGCGGCGACATTGGGCCTTGTGCGCCGTTCGGGTTTACCCCTACATTTGTAGGTGATGACATAGTGCTCATAGGTTCAGGCATACCGCCCATACCAATCATGCCGCCTTGCTGATACGAAGGTGCAAAAGTACCCATGTTAGTCATACCAGATGCAAGCCCTGTAGATTGCGATCCAGCTTGGATTGGCGGGGTCGTGGTTGTGGAACCTAGATTCAAGATGCTTGCCAAAGCTGGCGGCAAATCAAGTGATACTGTAGAGGGTGGATTAAACATATTTAACCTTTCAGTTGGTTGATGAGCGTATTCACAGTGATCCGCAAAGACGCTACGTCATTGGCAAGTTGTTGCACATTAACAATTAGTGTATTGTAATCTTCAAGGCTAGGCACAGTTACCCCGCTTATTGTAAAGCCAGCACCCGTAGCTGTAACACGAGACATTGTTTGCTCCGTGGGGTTAGCAACGGTTACCTGCCCGCCAAGAATTGCACGAGTTGCGTTGCTTGAACCACGTGATCCAATTAGCAACTCGACGTTTTCTTTAAGTGCATAAATTGTGCTGGACTGCGCGTCAGTTAACCCGCTTTGCGGGATGTTGGGGATAGCAGAAAAACGTGGGCTTCGTGTTGCCATCACATCTCTCGCAGTCCGAGGGGAGTTTCCCCTAAATAGATAGCACGAATCCGGATGTCGCCTTCTACGCTAACCTCAAACTTATCTGTGCGATACCCAGTAGGTAATCGAAACACATTAGAGTCCGAGACAGTTGTTGTCAATACAAGTTCTTTGTTTGCCCACAGGTAAAACGTAATGTTGTCAGCAGCATCCCAGATACTAGTTACAGATTCCCATACCGATGCCGATGAATCCCATACCGTCGACACTGTAGTGTAGTCAGCTACAACACGTGCTGCGCCAAGGTTGATCATGCCTTTGGTGGTAATGACTTTTGACTTCCACTCCATAGTTGTAGCCGGTTGGTCTAAGTCGTCCCATTCATAGATGTCACCGTTTACACCACTAACATAATACACAACACCGTCAATAGAATCGTAGTACGAAGCGGTAAAAGTGTAGTCAGCATCTACAAAAAACCCACCGGCCTTGGCATCTTGCTCGAAGATAAACGCCCCGGTTGAGTGCGCTGCAAAATAGTTATCACCGTAGTACTCAGCAATGACAGTTGTCGGATCAAGCGCGGATGTCCATGTGTCATTGTTGTACAGCAACTTAGTGATGATAGCTGTTCCAGCGGTAACAGCGTAGACCGCCAGTCCGTCGTGTGTAGAGTACACAATGCCGTAACCCATCGTCACCATACTGTTCTTACTCAGGCATGGAAAGTTAGCATCAATACGCTGGGTGGACATGCCGTTGGCAGGGTCAGACCCCGACACAAAGAACGGATATGAGTCTGTTGTCACCAATGCAGAGCCGTTAATCGCAGCAATACCCACAACATTATGCTCAAGGTTAACTGAGTATCTTTCAGGCCATGCGTGTGGTGCACCCGGCTCAGAGAAATACAAAGTGTTGCCAACGAATCCCACAAGAATGTTGTTCTGGATGGCAGTCAGCCCTTGCAAATCTTCAGGCGGCGGATCAAATTCATCAGTGCTGAGGATGCTAAATAAATCACGAGACTCAAAGTCATCTGTAAAGTCATAGCTACCATCGCCCCAATATCGTGCAGTTGTAGTCGGCGGATTTTCTGAAACGTCGTGATACATCGTACCCGCAACTACCAGTGTGTTCGCAACATCCCCAGCCGTCTGCGCGTATTCAAAGGTGTAGTCATCAATGACATCAGTGACAATGCCACCCGTAATATCGAACGAAGCCACAGTGCAGCCACTAATTTTAAAGCGATCATCAAGGCCAAGATTGTGCGGAAAGACTAAAGCTACACGAGACACATTACTGGTTCGTTCTACAGACGCTAAGGTAGTGGGGAACCACAGTTCACGGAGCAGAAAATAATCTGTGCCCGATGTCGTTGCTAAAGTGCGATAGAGTTTTACACCACGCACAAAGTTATCACCAGTAGGTTTAGCCGTTGGCAAATTTGATACCGTGACAATCTGTCCTTCTTTGATAAACAAATTGTCAGATGGTTCAGATGCAATAGATTCTTCGTCCCACGGTGTGTACCACGTGTAGACGTAGGAACGCGCTTGAGTTAAACCACCAAGATCAACCTTGGCAGTCGTAAACGCAATAGGTGTAGCTGATGATCCGATCTGAAAACCGGGGCTGAAGTACGTAAACGTAGTGGTGCTTGTGACAGTACACTCTACGTTGGTTGCGTTAAAACCCGCAAGGTTTAAATTAACATTTCCACTAGTGGTAGCTGACGAAACGGCTATAACGTCAAATGTATTTGTTGCCACATTGCTGACTGTGTATGTCCCGTCTGTAGCTGTGCCGGATAAAAAATCAAGCGCAATTGACGCACCATTTGCTAACCCGTGAGCGGTAATGGTCATATTAATTGTAGTTGTGCCCGCTTGGTTGTATGTTCCCGACAAAAAAGTAAACGCTGTCAGTGAAATTGATCTACCGGACGCTAAATCATGTGGTGCACTGGTTGTAATTGTTACAGTATTGCCAGCGTCACGAAAAAAGTTTGTTGTTGTCTTTGTTGTAAATGTTGTTGACGCTGTTGTAAGCACCGTAGTTGGTAACGGTAACCCTAAGTCGTAGTACGTTACTGGGTACGGAGCCGCGCCAGCAGTTGCCAACTCGTAGTTGCTAATTTTAGGCGCTCCATCGCCGGAATAATAAAACCGCTGCTCGTCTTTGTCGGTCTTAGATGCAACAGCAATGTCTACATCAGTAAGCCATGACAACCATTTCTTTGCGTTGGTCGCGGGGTCGCGTAGCGCAAACAGCGTTTTGATTGTGCCGGTGCGGGCTGTGTTGTCAACAACAACAGGTTGTGGGTAAGGAATAAGATCACCCGAGTACAGCTTGCAATTGTTTGCAATCTGCGCAGCCGTGTTCGGCAACAACTCCGGGCTTATCTTGGGAGCCGTGCCGAGAAAGTTGGTGATCTTAATCGCTGACATTTAGACGTTCCGTTCAAAGTGTGGACAATCTACAAGAGATTTGAAGTTGCCACCCCAACGGTTCTTAGGATACAGACTTTCCCAGTAACTGCCAAGGGGGGCAAGGACATCTTTATCCCAAATGATTTTACCGTCTTTAAAGAAGTTTAAGTCAATGGCGCATCGTTTTAGATGGATGCTGTTCATTGTCTTGGAACGCCCCGTCTTTACGTAGATAGCTTGTTGTTCAGGGGTACGTGTTAGTTCGCCACCCGTGACCATGAAGCCTTGCTCGGTAGCGTACTGAATTAGTTTGCAGGCGTCCAGTAAGAACGCAGCTTGTTCTTGGCTAAGGCTCATTTTTTACTCCTCATTTCTGCCAGTTTCTCAATCGTCCTACCGCCAAAGTACGCACCCATGATGAGCATACCCCACTGCCCAAGCAGGTTAACGTAGGATTCATTGGCGTTATACCCAAAGGCTGACATCATGCTGAACAGGAAGTAGCCTACAAAAATAGCTATAAGACTCATGGGGCGGATGTTCTTGGACAGCCAAGAGTCAGATGCCATATCAGCGTTCCAACGGGTAGAGACATTGTTTTCCTCGTTGGCTTGTGCCGCCAACAGTGCCTTGAGTTCTTCTTGCTCAAGTCGTGCCTTCTCAATGCCAAGCTCAAGCAGACGTTCCTCATGGTCGAACTGCATCTGCCGTAGCTTTGTTACATCCTCAGGTGTAGGGTTGTCGGGAATTTTTACGCCAAGCGTGTTCTCAACTACTTCCTTGCCTTTGGCTTGGATAGCGCTGGACAGTAGTGTCAGCCCATTTTGGGCAAGACTACCGAGGAGGGATGCGACTATTGGAATCATCTCTTTCCTTTCTTTCAAGCTCTCGCCTGAGTTTTTCTACCTTCTCTATCTGCGTTTTAACTTCATGCTTGGCTTCCAGTATGTCCAGATACAGCATACCCATTACGGGCAAAAGCAAAGCAATAAGAAAACACGCAGCAACCCATCCCATTATGTCTTCCCCCAACGATTTATCAGGAGTAGGAGGAACCACAGGTACAGGAGGAATATAGTAGTTCCGATCAGGTACGCTGACTTTGCTTGGAAGTTTCTTTTTGCTTCCCGACGTTGCCATTGCTTGTACCTCTGCTGTGTTTCCTCTTTTAGTCTTGCTTGTTCCTGTTCTTGACCAATGACTTCTCGCATATCAAACACTTTGCTGTACAACGCCCCCATCTCAGGAGGAGATTGATACACCATCGCTTCTCTGATAGCAACATTTAATTCTTCCATCTGCTGCTGCGCCATGATTCTATGCAAGGCTGCTTCCATCAAGTTGGCACTGGGATCATAGACGTTTTTAGATTTTTCTTCTTCCTCCCGGATATGTGTTGTTAATTGTTCTTGAAGTTTAAAGAATTGAGATAGCTGCCCCACAATGTCTGCCATGACTTGGGTTTCGTCAACGGCAACGTAGGTTTCTTTCTTTTTTGCCACAGGCTGGGGCGATTTTCCCTGTGAGACAGGTGCAGTACCTGCACCAAACATTTCTGCCAACTTTGACCAGAAACCCCTAACCTCTTTTGCGATTCCAACGACTTCGTTAACAGTGCTTTTGACTTCCATGAAGGTAGTCTTAGCTTGCTTATACAGCTTGCAGCCTTCCTTGATGGCAGCGACACAGGCATTGGCGGCAAAGAGAATGCTGAGTGGATCAATATTTTACTCCTAAAGTTTTATTACAGAAAAAATGCTAGGAAATTACCGGTCGATCCAAAGTCCCAACCCGTATTATTACCGCCGTTTGTATTTAAATAGGGAGCCGCAGTGAACGCCTCCCAGTCTGCACCGCCAGTGGCATTTGACCTACTGATTGAGCAGAACGAAACAGACACAGTACCACTTGCTTTGGATAGCGTATGGCTTGCAGCGGTTATCGAGCCAATGGTTATCAGGTTTCCTGCTGTGCCCGACAAACTAAAGTTGCTGAACGTGCTTGTTGTCCCTGCTGTAAACAAGATTGATGCTGGCTGGACAGTATTGGTTATGTTGCTGAATGTGTTTGAACCTTCAATAGACAAAGCACCAGCCCCACCTTGGTTAACTGTGCAGTTGTATGTATAGCCGCCACCCACAAACGTCTTGGCAGTTGCGGCAGTCATAGAGATCGTGCCTACCCCTGTTCCTGCTGTTGTTGTAAATCCTGACCCACCTGTTACATTCCAAGCAGTTGACCCAGAGCCAACAATTATTAAACTTCCACCGTTAAATGTAAGATTTCTTGCGGCGTTTCCCTGCGAAGATGCAGTTCCAGTTGTCCATGTAAGCCCGTTAAAATCTACAGTTCCTGCTGTAAAAGTTGTATTTCTAGTTGAGCCAAATGTTATTGCATCTTGTATTTGATATGTAGCCCCCGGACAATTAAAGTTTACCGGAAAATCTAATGTCTTCGCGTTTGTTGTAATTGTCTTTGTTCCACTTGTTGCGCCAAATAGTATCGGGTTTCCTGATGCAGACAATGTCATTCCTGAAGAAAGCGTTAGGTTGCCAAAAATAGTACTATTACCAGTTGTAAACAATGTTCCAGCATAACCAGTGAAATTTACGTTCCTCGCTGTATCGCCAAACGTACTTAAAAACTGTAAACTATAAGTCCCACCAGTAAAGTTAAAACTAATAGAGTCTGTTTCAGACAATGTACCCGTATTAACAATAATGGAAGTAGAACCCGTACTCGTTACGTTAACTACCTGAGTTCCAGTTGTAGTAAGCGCTGTAGCTGTTGCCGTAGTCCACACAGTACCTGTACCTGTACAAGTAATATTTCCTGTACCGAACGCAATTGCTCTCGTGCCTGCGCCGCTACCGAAAAAATTACCTGTGCTTAGTGTTAGATTGTTTAGGTCTAACGTGCCTAGGGTTAGTGTTGTTAATCTTGTAGCGCCTATTGTAAGAGCGTCTTGAAGTTGCCATGTACCACCAGTACCGTTAAACGTAACTGGAAAATCTAATGTCTTCGCGTTTGTTGTAATAGTCTTTGTTCCGCTTGTCGCTCTAAATGATAATGTTTGTATTGATGCAGTCAGTGTCATGCCTGAAGAAAGCGTTAGGTTGCCGTAAATTACTCCAGAAGACATTGCCGCCAACGTACCGGCATAACCAGTAAAGTTAACATTTTTTGCAGCATTACCTGAGTTTGGTAAAAACGCCAGCGGATAAGTTCCACCAGTAAAGTTAAAACTGATAGAGTCTATTTCCGCCATGGCTCCGGGCGTTACAGTTATAGCAGTAGAGCCTACGCTAGTTACGTTAACTACTTGAGTTCCAGTTGTAGTAAGCCCTGTAGCTGTTCCACAAAGCCACACACTACCTGTACCTGTACAGTCAATACTACCTGTACCAAACGCAATTGCCCTTGTGGGGTTGGTGCCCGGACTGGTACAGGTAAATAACCCCGTGGTTAGTTTAAAGTTGTTTAAGTCTAACGTACCTCTCGATAGTGTTGTTGTAACCGTTGACCCTGTTGTAAAAACGTCTTGCAAGATAACAGTTCCACCCGGACTACTTATAAACATACCCGCTGGAAAAGTCTTGCCAGCACTTGTAATTTGTTGTGTTGTGCGTCCACTAAACTGGTATGCGGTTGTGCTTGTTAGCGTAATACCAGTGCCAGTAATAAAATTAGCATAAATTGATAATGTATTTGCCGCTGATGCCAACGTCATGGTGTTTGTCGTTCTCAACGACATATCTATTGTGCCAACGTTGTACTCACCGTTTATGGTTGTCGTTGAACCAGATGCAGGATAAGTTGCCGCAGGAAATACCGCAGTATCTTGCGCCAATGGAAACATGGTTGCGTCTAATGCACCACCGGATGTAGCAGACCAAGAACCTGAACCTGTAGTACCCCAATCAGCAGAACCTGTTTGCCTATAGTAAACAGTCTTAGCCGCAGGAAAAGTTATATTGGTGTTTCCCTTGCAGTCGCCTAGTCGAGTGCCTGACAGCGTGCCATGTGCGCCAGCAATAGTTATATCTCTAAAGTCAACATCAGACATTGCGGCAATAGATGCACAAGTAAATGTGCGTGGTACACTAATAATGCTACTGTTAATAAAATAGCGACAAGATGCCGTAGTACCAGCGCCTATGGTGAATATCCCATTGATTGTTTGGTTGTCGCTATAAGTAAATCGCCCAAGTCCAACAGATGTTCTGCTTGCAAATGTTAGGTTATTGTATGTAGCCGTACTAGATATTTGAACAAATCCACTAACCTGCGCGTGCGAAACATTATAAAATGTTTGGCCGCCCATGTCATCAAGATGTGACGAGCTTGTAAAGTTTATCTGAGATGTTCCAGCGTTAAATGTAAGATTTGTAGGTGTAGCAAAACTTATGGCAGAAATTCCACTTAACGTAACTGTAGACGCATTAAGGTTAATTGTTCTTATGTTTGAATTACTCGAAAATAATTGAGGTACTGTTACTGCGTAATTTCCTACTGACGAAGTATCAAATGTGCCATTAGTAACTGTTAATGATGTGCTGGAAGCGCTGATAGTAAGTGCAGAACCAAGTGTCCAACCACCCCCAACACCGTCAAATGTAACTGCAGCACCAAACGCAACACCATTAGTTGTTATGGTTTTTCCTGTTGTTGTAGCATTAAATGTGGTTACGCCTGTATATGTGCGAGTAAAGTTTGTCGCTTGAAATGTGAGACTGCCTGATACGTTCAATGCAATACTTGTACCAGCAAGGGTCATCGTGCCATCAAGGCCTGATGCTGTGAAATTATTACAGACCCTTGGCGTGTTTGCCATAGTGCAAGTAAATGCCGTTGTTCCACTATTTGAGTTGGCATCAAAAAATACGTTATCTGCCGCAGTAGGCACAGATGCACCAACAGTAGCCGCACTCATGCTTTGAGAACCGTAAGTTCCCCCAATAGTTACAACCCACGTATTTACAGAACCACTAACAATTGTTCCAAGTGAAACATGAGTACTTGAGAATACAGTCATGCCAGCTACAAGTGCTGGTGATCCAACAGTCGTTAATGTAGTACCTGTACAACTAGCGGTAAAAGATAAACCAGTGGCCGCAGACCAGTTGGTAGTTTGGCTGCTACCCCAAGTACCTGTGCCACCTACCCAATAGCGATCAGCCATTTTTTACTCCGCAATCACGGGGTTACCATCAGCATCAAAAACTATATTTCCATCGGCATCCAACACATAGTCTGGTGATGGTGCAGTAATCATAGCAACCCAGTTATCAAACCTCTGCTGTTGCATGGCATTGATCTCATCTTGAGTTAATCCGTGGTCATCTTCCAAATGCAAAGCATCTGAAAACGTGCCGTGTTGTGAGTGGAAAGAGAAATCAATTTTTATCATATTAAGCCTGTGTGGTTACTGCAAGCACATCCCAACGGGTGTTGTTGGCGTTATAAATACAACCTACATAAGTTGTTTTGTTTGCAACAGTGGCTGTTGGTAAAGTTGTTCCAATGACTGCATAGGTAGCGTGCCAAGTCAATGTTTGACTTACACCGCTATCTAAAAACCGAAACAGTAATCTACTACCATCAGTGGGCGTTCCTGTTGGGGCATTGATTGTGAGTCCTGTTGCCAATGCTGTGAAGGCCTGCAAATCTGTTGCCGAAATATCTGGAGTTACAGATGCTGCGGATGCAGTCGAATTTATCCTGAGGTTTACACGTTTATTTGTGAGCGTCTCTGATCCAGCTAAGGTTGCCAATGTCCCCGTTGTCGGAAACGTGACATTTGTAGCACCTGTTAGTGTTCTGGTATATGCAAAATTTCCAGAACTTGTAACCGTTGCTGCTGCGTTATTTGCAACACCCGATCCGCCGGATACTGGCCCCATAGGTGTAGATGCTGTCACCGTGGTAAACGCTCCGGCAGCAGGAGTAGCGCCCCCAATCGCTATGTTGTCGATAGTTCCCCCGGTCAATGTTGCACCAGATGAGCTAAGCGTGTTAAGCGTGGCAGTAGAAGAAGCACCCAAAGTGGTAAACGCACCAGCGGCAGCCGTGCCGCCTCCAATAGCAGTACCGTCAATCGTGCCAGCATCAATATCTACTTTAGTAATATTGACTTCACCAGTGCCGTTAGGTGTTAAATCAATATTTCCATTGGTATCAGTAGAGATAATGGCATTGCCATTAAGCTCTAGGTTGTCAACGTCAACCTCAGAAAACTTAGCCGTAGACGGCGTTGTAGCTCCAATAGTTGTGCCGTTAATTGTCCCACCCGTAATGGCAGCAGTGGTAGTAAGCCCTGCATTAAGATTAGTGAGGTTGGCATCCATCTCCGCATTTGTTAGCGGAGACCCTTTACCTGCTCTTGTTGTAATAGCTGCCATGTGTTACTCCTTAGGCTGATAAAGTAATTGTCCAAGTAACAACCATCGAGTCATCAGCCGCCTTATTAACAACAGAAAAAACTGTCCGGCAAAGCATCGTGCCACTAGTAGAAGCATTAAAAATACCAGCTTCAGTAACAGCGCCAGTTGCCACGCCAGCGGCAAATGTAGCCACGTAAACAACATTCTGATTACTAGCTCCGCTAATAGTAGTGCTATCTAAAGCTTGCCGACTACCCAATAAATTTCCAAGGTCGGTATTTGCTGCCAAAGCGGTTGATGTGCCTGACCCTATACCCATGTGACTCATCACATTTGATGCTACTCCAACCATTCGACTAGCGATATAGCCTAGCCCTGTGTTTACCACAAGATTGGGGATGTAACGCGACTCTTTAACTTTCCCAGTCTTGTCAGTTAGCACAATGTTAAGCTGCCCGCGCAACAAGATATTTTCAACTTTGTTCATAGTAGTTACCTTTAAGAGAAAGCACGGGATTCACCTATGTAATCCTCGGAAAAATATGTTGAGTCAATATAATTTTGATTTACTAAAGACCCGGAGCTAGATACTAAAGAGGTATTGGCTAGTATTTTTGCCATTGCAGCGGCGTAAGCTTCACTAGCCGTGACCGGTTCAGCAGGAATGGCCTTATATAATGTGTAGAATCTTCCTATAGAAAACACATAATCTAGATTATCTACAAAATAAGTTTCGCTAAAATAGAATGCTGTTCCGTCATCTGCGGCAACAGAGTCAGCTAATTTTTTACCGAAAGTAATACGTTTAAGTTCTGATGCTAATGCAGAATCACTTAGAGATTTTGTCATTGCACGAAGTAGACTCTCCGTGATAGTAGCAGTGTCAGTTAAGAGCTTAATTAATAGAAAATCTCCAACTGCAACAACAAGACGTTGTGAAAGTATTGTTGTTTGCAGTCTTATACTTAACGTAGCCATAGCCATACGCTGAGATAAAGTTCTCAGAGATAGGCGAATAGGACTGGTTAAGGTCTTTAATTTCATGTGAAATCTTCTCGGACTGTAAACTGCAACAGATCAAAAATAGTTTCTCGTAAAGTGGACGCCAACACAATCTCAACTTCACCTTCATACTCTCCGGCGGCAATATCTAAGTCTGTAGTTTGCCACGCAATAACGGCGATTCCATTTGTAGCCGGAGCAGGAATAGTAGCATTACGACTTAGTAGAACTGTAGTAGTGTCCACTGCACGAAGATGTAGTGTGACAGTCGCTCCAGTTAAATCAGTAGCCGCCCCAGTAAGGCTGTCCGTAAGTGTGAAACGAAGTTGCGGGCCAGTGTCGTTGCGTACAAGTTTAATTGTAGACATATCAGGCTCCAAAGGGTTGCATCTGTACCCGCATCATACCGCGAGAATTGCTAAGATTTGCCCTTGCTCTGCGCTCTGCGCCCTGCGCAAGAAACTGTTTAGCATGGTAGGCAGCTAACTCCCTATCAGACCAATTTGTATTGGGTAACACCAACAATTGCTGTAGTGCACCATGCATAATAACATCTTCAAGATCATCAAACACTACCTCGTCCATATCTGTAGCGGAGCGTGTAGGTTTTAGCGCATAGAACATCCGCACAGCGTACGTGCGCTGCGCATCTGGCAGTGGCAATACAGCAAATTCGTTTGGGGAAATTTGTGTGATAGAACGAGGTTCCGAACCAAACTCTGCAATGTCTTGACTCGTAGTATATTTATCGGCCCACTCAGGATACAGCATCAACGCCTTATCCAGCGGCAAAACTTCTAGCGGCTCGTTGTTCATTAAAGTGCTAAACACCGCATGAACTTGTGTATCAGCAGGTTTACGATATGTATACACATATGCGCCGGGCGTGAGATTAAACACAGGCTGTTGATACCGATACGCCAACGTTTTTTCGCAAGCCTTAATTGCAGCATCCCGGATATACTGGACTACTGTTTGGTTGGGGCATCCCGGCACGCTTGGTGATAGCCGTGCAGTAAGTGAAGAAAAACTACGTGTAGCCATTAGATCACCTGTCTCGGGTCAAGCCCGCCTTCTTCAACGTCTGTAATTATACGGGTCTGAAGTCCAGCGCCCAGACCTTGCACAAATGCATCAAAGAATAATTTAGCACGCCCAGAATTTACGTGCTCGTTGTCAACAGACTCCGCCAAGTACACAGTACCCTCAACTACAGAAGTAAGATACGCATCGGGCAGTAGCAAAATAGTATCGTTAAGTCCGTAAGTTGCGGGCGACTGTGCGTACTCTCCAACAAGTTGGACACCCGAACTAGGGCGGGGGTAGACAAAAAATCTATTGGGGTTCCGCACATGCCGCATAAAATTTACAGGTGTGCCCGACGGTTCGCTAACCCAACTGGGGTACATCCTGTCCAAGGTTTCCTTCGATACCTCAGTTATAGCATCGCCGCCATTTACTTGGAAAATTTGTATCAGCCGTACAGAATCTGTTGGGCAACTTTGTAGTGTTGTATCCGGCACAGTCGTAAAATTTGTAATCAAAGAAAACAAATCTGGACGAAGGATCGCCATCTTTTTTAAAGTCTGGTTTACAAAACCAAGTAACACAGCATCGCTATAGCGAAACGTTGCCGTGTTATCTTGGACTAAGTACCTAACCTCAGTGATGACGTCGTTCGTTAACATTTATGGTAGACCTCTAGCAGCTTCTTCAGCCAATTCAGGTGGGGTGTACGGCGGAGCTTCAGGAATTTCCGCAGTCGTTAGGTCAAGCGTACCTCTTTTTTTACGTCCGGTAGGCTTATCCTCTGCTGCAATTTGTTGCACAACAGCAGGCGGGATGAATCGTTCTGGGTATGCAACTTCTTCAGACACGACTTCACACTCAGGATTTTTTGCCAGAATGGGATTGAAGTCATAGATAAAGCCGTCTGCTTTAACCCGAATAAACATCTTGCTCATTTTTTAGCCTTCTTAACTACGCCGCCTTTTTTCATGCTGGGTTTTTTTACCATGCCACCTTTGGCATAGCCGCGTACATCAACGCTATCCTTAATAGCATCTTTTTTCATTTCGTCTAAAGATTTTTCTTTTGCTTTAATGGGCATATCAAACTCCTTTGGTTACGATTGCAATAATGACACCCGCCATCCCCATGATGAGAGTGCCTGCTGCTTTGATAAGCAGTTTCTCTAAACGGTCAACACGAGATATAAACGTGTTGTACCGCTCTGCACAAATTGCTTCGTGCGTTATTAGTTTGTTCTCAACTTCATTTGCCGTTGTCATATTACATGCCTTCACCGGGAGTTACATACACTACCGAAGTACCAGAAGCGGTCTTGCCAGTAAAGAATGATCCTGCTGGAAATCCGAGGACAGTAACAGAAGCCGGAGCAAGTGGAACTGCGCCTGCGCCAATTGACGCTGCCTTAGCTACAGCCGTTGCATTGTCTACTCCAACACCTAATAGTACGACTTCTGTCCCTACATTATGTACCCTGTACTGATACGCTGGGCGTGTAGTAGGGGCAGAGGACGGAGCTTGCGCAGATGTTGGGACAGTAGTAGCTGCGGTAAATGTTACCGTGAGGCCCAGAGGGCTGAAGGCAAGTGCGGCTGCGGGCATATCAAATTCCTTTAATTAAGTTAACGATACTTTGCGGTTTTTGCGGCAACCGTTTTGGGTTGGGCTACGAATTGTTTTCCGGCGGCTTTTCCTGCCCGTTTGGCTTTGGTCGTTGCAGCATACTCAGCAGAGCTAAGACTTTTAATTGCAGCTTCAGGGAGGTATCTCTCACCAGTGTCAGAAGATTTTTTACCACTTTTGGTTCTCCATTTTTGATCGCCCCAGTTTTTTAGGGACTGTTGCGGGGCTTTCATGTCAGTCCCTGTATCCGCCGCCAGCGGCCTTATACTTCTTGGCAACAAGTTGTGCTTTGCGTGCGCTCCACTGGCCTGCGCCAGTGCCCTGCACAGCAGCAGACTTTACCTGAGACACAATCCGTTTCCGTAGTTCCGGCTTGGTGTAGTTGCCAGCCGCATTAACTGTAGATTTGGATTTAGGTTTGGTAGCCATGTTAACAATTCCATGCTTTGAGTGAAAGAGCTTTACGAGTAGGCTTACCCTTCTCGTCCTTCATTGGGCCGGGCATACCGCCCATACGGGCGCAGAAACTGGCTTTGCGGCCTGCATCTGCTTTTGTTTTAGGATTCGGTGCTGGCGGCTTTAATCCGGGTTTACCCGGATTGGCCTTGTTGTAGGACGCACGCCCTGCGGCATTTAGACCCCCCTTGGGGTCTTTGCCTTCCTTGCGTGTCCATGCTGGGGTCTTAGCCATTACGCCACCGCTCCTTTCAGTACAACAAACTGAAGGGTTGGACTTTCACTGGTTATAGCCCCAGCGCTAATATTACCTACTGAAATAATACATGCCCCCGCAGAAATTGAAATTACATGCGTAATGTAGTATTTGCGTGTGCCTGCTGATAACGAACCACCGTTTTTAATGCACACCTTAACTACATCATTTGCTTCGATGGTGCTATTGGTTAGAACAAATTCATCTGCGTTGTTTGCTGAAAGCCCAACGGCAAATAGAACAATCTCGCCTGTAATCTTGTTAAGCGTAACACCAGTGGTGCGGCTTGTTGCTTGCGTTACAGTACCGCCTGTGCCGGTGGGGTAACCCATCTTGCTAGAGCTAAGGGTTTGTCCTGTACCCTTGGGCGTGATGTTGATGTTGATGTTGGTATCTGTACCATCTGCGGCTAATGTGCTGCCGGTAAGATTGCAACCTGCTGCTGCGGCACTCGTTGCCAGCGTCGTAGACTCAAGCGACGTAATGCCTGCGATTGTGCCGCCAGTAATTGCAACCTTAGCCGCAGTAACTGAGCCTGTGCCGTTAGGGGCTAGTACAAGATTTCCGTTGGTATCTAGTGTAGAGATGGTGTTGCCATCTAAACGAATGTTGTCTACCGAGGCAGACAGAGTGCTAATTTTTAGCGCCGTTGCTACTCCCGTGCCGCTATAAACTGTCTTTTCAGTAGCCGTCGGGCCGTCATCAACATGAATCAGTTGATCGTAGGTATTAGCAATTGTTGAACCCGTAAGGTTAACTGGCATCCTAATCTCCTATACGGACAGGGAGCACAAAGCCCCCTGCCGATTACATTATGACGCAAGAAGCGGCAAAGAATACCACTGTGTGGTAGACGAAGCAACTAACATCACACTAGTTGACGCAGCAATACTAAGTGCACCGTTAGCCGAAAGTGCATTGATTGTTCCGCCAGTTGCGGGATAAATCTTTAGTACTGCACCAGTAGTGCTTTTGACAATCACAGTAGCACCAGCAACCGCCGTAGGCAAAACTACGCCCTTGGTTGCATCAGCCCCTGAGACGACATTCAAACCTTCAGCTAATGCAGTTGCGTTAGCTTGAGTTGAACCCGCAGCCGCAGCCGCCGTAACAGCCATGCGAACACCGGTAGTCACAGCCAGCGTTTGCAATACTGCTTTACCACTGTTGATGGTCACATTGTCTTGTGCAATACCACTATAAACACCCATGATTTTCTCCTTTTAAGAGCAGGGGCCGAAGCCCCCACTGGGTTTAGTTGGCGTTGGCAACAATAGCAAAAACATTCATCACGCAGTTAGCTGGGACAGCGGTGTTGATCAAAAGATCAATCGTGTCAGCAGTAACCACAACGGATGGATTTGCAAGATCAGCCGCTTTCAGGCCGGTAGCGTTGGAAGCAACGTCGTTGGCGTACACGTTTGCAGCGTACGGTGAACCACCTGTAAAACCAAGGTCAAAGGTAGCAGTTGTGTTAGTAGTCTCAGCAGTCGTCACATTCACACCAGCCGCCAAAACAATAGAACCGGCAGGTAGAGAGATTATTTGCAGCGTGTCAGCAGCAGCCAGTGCCGTAGCACTAGCAGCAGAACGAGCAGCAGCAATTGCGGCGAAGTCCAAGGTTACTTCAAACTTAGAGATGTCGGTGACGTTCGCGGGGTACGCAGCAGTACCCTTATTGAACCCGAGTGTGTCAGTATATGCAGCCATTTTAATTTCCTTTTCAGTATGTTGGGGAGACTTAGAAGCTGATAACAGCCGTTGCCAAAGCTTCGCCCTTGGTAACTTTATACCCATAGACTTGTAAGCCACGGATAATGTTGCCAAAGGTTGATTCGGAGCGGATGGTTTCCATATTTGTCATCTGCGATGCAAACGTGAAGCCCATCTTGTGACCGGCGATGATGTTGTACTTACCTGAAGACACACTCAAGTTGTGGCTCACGTAGATAGTAAAACGATCAACCATACCCAGACGACCATTACGGACGATAGACATGCTGTCGCCAGTCAACGAAGCGTCTTTCAGTTCAGACTTCTTGATCAAACCAGCCATCTTGGCAGGAATAACCACAAAGCGATCAGCTTCAGGTGAGTTAGCTTCGTCCAATACAGTGCCGAGGTCAACAAGCAAATCAACAACAGATGTGGTGCTAGAAGCGCCGTCCTTAGTCACGGTCAGTGGAGAACCACTTGTACCGAGATTAAATGAGGCAGATTGCTCACCAGCGGTTGCGCCCTTGTTGGCAGCTACGATACCGGGCAGGATGTCGGTCAACACGCGCTGGTCAATCTTGATCTTCATACGCTCAGAAGCGTCCTTTGACCAAGTGTCCATCAAGTTGATGTCCGATTGAACCTTATCCACATCATCTTCAACGCAGGAGAAGTACTCGCCTTTGTCGATGATTAGTTGAATTTTTGGTTTATCAGGATTTTCTACGACCAAGGTTTGACCTTTTACGTAGTCGCGGATGGTGATCTCCGGTGTGGTACGGATATTTACAGTGTCACCGTACTGGCGAATCTCGCCTTCGTAATCGGTGTTCGAGATCGCTGCGAGCACGGTGGCGTCGTAGAAATTTTCAATCAATTTGCCAGACCAAATCTCAGGGATAAAGTTACCGCTGTAATTGGGACGACCGGGGGAAACGGGATAAGACATGGTGAAACTCCTTTAATCAGGCATTAGCTTGGATGCGATTTTCTCGCTGTGCAGCAAAAATATCGCGTTCGATTCGGTCACGCTCTGGCTCTCGGCCTTTGTACTTACCAGTTCGGACATCGTTAAAAAACTTTTGGATGTCTTGCGGTGAATACATTTTACCTTGATTAGTAGTTGCAGGTGTTCCAGTATTTCTTGAACGACCGGGGGTAACCTGTTTTTCCAATTCAGAGTTTTGAGCGCGACCAGTGGATTGAGCAACTGCGGCTTGTCCAGTAGACTCTAGCCAAGCACGGAAGAAATTAGCAAC